CTGATACAGGAATATATAAGAGTGGTAATGGATTGGTTTCTATCACTTCTAACGGAACCAAAGTTGCTACCTTTCCAACGAGTGCAGGGAGTGCCGACCAAGTGCTTGCCACGGATGGTGCTGGTGTACTCTCATTTGTTGATCAGTCAGGAGGCGGAGCCGTCGGAGGAGGCACTGACAAGCTGTTTATGGAGAATGGGACAACCATGACAACTAACTACACATTAGGAACTGAATTTGGAGCTACTTGCAATGCTCTAAGTGCAGGACCAATTACAATTAATGCAGGCGTGACGCTCACGGTACCTAGCGGTTCAGTTTATACGGTGGTTTAAATTATGCCTATTGCAATCAACGGATCAGGAACAGTTACAGGAATCTCAGTAGGGGGCTTGCCTGACGGAATAGTAGACACAGATATGCTTGCCAATAATGCTGTAACTTCGGCTAAAAAAGGTGCTGGTAGTATTCTTCAAGTTGTAAATACTTCTTCAAACACCCATCAAACAAGTAATAGTACTAGTTGGCTTGATTTATCAGGCTTGTCTGCTTCAATAACCCCTTCATCAAATTCAAATAAAATTCTTATTGTTTGTTCAATAGCAATTAGTAAACTTGATAATCATAGTTTTATAGGTAGGGTTGTAAAAGATGGGTCTGCTATTTCAGGTGCTGGTGGTGTTGCAGAGGGAAGTCATGGAAATCAATATAGTGGTGTTTGGTGGACTATAAGAAGTTTTGGACACGCATGTAGTCTATATACAGCACAATATCTGGATACTGCTGGATCTACGTCTTCAATTACATATAAAGCTCAAGGTGCTACAAGTGATAGCTCTCAGAATTTTTATTTTAATTATACGTATTATGGTGAAAATCATTCTTACGCAAGTCCAAACAGTTCAGCAATAACATTATATGAGGTAGCAGCATGATTTACACTAAAGTAAAAGCCTTAATTAGTTTAAAACCAAACAAACAATTTAGTTGGATTGGTGATGAATATTCTGGTTTGACATGGTTAGATTCTGGTACAGCACCAACTGAATCTGAATTAGATGCTGAAGTAACTAGATTGAATAATCTAGAGCCTATGAGACTATTAAGAGTAGAAAGAGATAGATTATTAGCAGCTTGTGATTGGAGAGCAAGTTCAGATTTAACACTTGCAGATAATTGGAAAACTTATAGACAGGCACTGAGAGATTTGCCTGCGTCTGCATCCCCTAAACTAGATAGTAATGGAGATTTAGATATGTCATCCGTTACATTTCCAACGGAGCCTACATAATATGAGTTCAATTAAATTAACAGCTGATTCTGGAGGAGGTACTTTTGAAATTAAGGCTCCTTCTTCTGGTTCAAATGCGAGAGTATTAACTGTTCCTGATACAGCAAACGGTACAGTTTTAACCACAACAAACCCAAAGTCAGGATCTATTATTCAAGTTGTATCAACCAATGCAGATAGTGCAAGTGATATTTCTTTAAGTACTCAATATAGTTATTATGAAATTACACCTATAACTACAAATATAACTACGACTGCTGCTAACTCAAAAATTCTAGTAAGTGCAGGAATAGGCGGAGAAGCAAATCATGAAGATTATCATTTAGCTTTTAGATGTGGCAGAGTCATCGGTGGAAGTTTAAGTATTATTTTTAAAGGTGCTGATGCAGGTAGCAGGACAACTTGTCTTGCGATGAGTACTCAAGGTTATCATGATTCCGACCAAAACTCTACAACTAGCTATAACTCTTTTGCAAATATGTTAGATTCACCAAGTCAAGCATCAGGGACTACAATAACTTATAAATTTTTTGTATCCAGTCTTGGTGGTAATAATGCTAATTATTATCTTAATAGAACTTCTGGTAATACTGATACACAAAGCCATGAGAGAACATTTAGTTATTTAACACTTATGGAGGTAGCAGCGTGAGCACATTAAAAGTCGGAGGAATAAGAGGAGTATCAGCATCATCGGATGCTATAACAGTAGCTAGTAATGGTTCTTGTACAGCGAATATTACTAATAACCTAAGTAATAGAAACAAGATCATAAATGGAGCGATGAATGTCCATCAAAGATCGAGTTCAGTAACAGGAATTACTACTGGAGGATATAAAACTGCAGACAGATTTAGTACGGTCATAACTCATGGTACTTGGACAAATACAATTGCAACAGATACACCTGACGAATTTGCTTCAAGTTATAAATTAGATTGTACAACTGCTGATGCTTCATTAGCTGCAGGTGATGTTATATTGTTTAGACAAGTTATTGAAGGTCAAAACTTACAAGATTTTGCAAAAGGAACATCATCTGCAAAAAAATTTACTGTTTCTTTTTATTTAAAAACAAATAAAACTGGAACTTATGTACTTGAGCTTTTTGATGGTACTAATTCAAGACACGTTGCACAATCCTATACAGTTTCTGACTCAAATTGGAATAGATACACTATATCTTTCCCTGCCGATACCACAGGTGCTTTTGCAAATGATAATTCTGCTGCTTTATATGTTCAATGGTGGTTAGCTGCTGGAACTAACTGGACTAGTGGTACTATGGCTACATCTTGGCAAGCACAAAGTAACTCAGAACGAGTAGGTGCTTTAAACGTAAATATTGCAGATAACACATCAAATGAGTGGCTAATTACAGGAATACAATTAGAGGTAGATAATACTGGATCAGGCGTAGCAACAGATTTTGAACACAGGTCATATGGTCAGGAGCTTTCTTTATGTCAGAGGTATTACGAAATAGGAGTTCATGGTAATTATGGACACGTTGCAGGAGGTGGAACACATAAATTTTACTCACAATTTAAGACACAAAAAAGAGCAGCTCCAACATTGGCAATTCTTAGTAGTCAAGAAAATTATGTTTCGAGCGTTGGTATAACTGCTGATCCTATGGATGCCACTCTAGGTTGTCGCATACAAGGTGCAGTTGTTGGTGCTGCTACTGGTGACAATAAATATATAGACGCTAAATTTAGTTCAGATGCGGAGCTTTAATTATGTATAAAAAATTTGCAAATGAAATTGAAACAAACAAAGATGGAACTACAAAAACGATAGTAGTTCAAGCTATCTGTAGAAAATCTGATAATGCTTACATTCCATTTGATGAAGCGAATATGGACTACCAAGAGTATCTTAAGTGGTTAGGAGAAGGTAACACACCCGAAGATGCTGATTAGACTGGTTAGTCAGTAAAAATCACAGTAGAATAAGTGTATATAATATGGAAGAATGTACAGTCAGAGACCATCTAGAGCTAGAAAGATATTTGTAGGTTCTCTAGGGATATTATTTGGATTGTCCCATCTTGCTTTGATACAATCAACAGTTAACAAGAAGAGCAGTTTACCGATAATAAATCTACCTGTAGGACCTTATACAAGTTATATAGCGAGTGTTTCAGAGAAAGGATATAGCATTAGATATAAATCTCATTCACCAACAATAATTACAGACGAAAAATTAATTAACAAACCAGCAGGTTTTCTTGGTTTACGTAAGTCAGAAATAAGAACACTTGAAGAGTCAGTAGCAGGAGAGGGCGGTGGAAGCGTCTCAGGGAGTACTGAACTAACTGAGAAACAGATTGCATGTATCAAGGCAGAAGGCTCTGGAGAGGCTACAGGGAAGCTTGCAGCAGCGAGTATTACTGCTCCTATAACTCCTACTCTTACAGAGATACCATATGTTGGATGGTTAGTGGCTGGATTCTTTAATATGTTTGGTCAGAAACAAGGTGGAGAAATAGGTGGTCAAATGGCTAGAGACTTTGCAGATTGCTAAGTGCCTGAGATACAGACTATTGGAATAAATTATATAGGGGTCAATGCAATACCTCTACCAAATATAAATTTTTCAATACCACAAACTCCACCTGTAACTTTATCTATCGGATCTCCGATAATAGACATCCCAGGTTGTGTTAAATACAATCCTGCAAACACAAATTCAATTAAATTAGTTGATCAGGATGAACGAGGGTCTCGTGTCATGTGTGATGGTACTGTCCCTTGGTTCGAACCTATAGATTATCAACCAGAAAATTTAGTATATGTACAGGAAGAATCAGTTCCTCCTGTAGCTCCACCTCCAGAATTAGAAACACCTCAACCTAATTTAGGAGACATACCAGATGTTCCTAAAGAGGATGTACCTTGCCCTGGACCTACAGACCAGAGGGTAGGAGATATGCGGAATGCTGAATCCAGAGAGAAAGTTGTATCCCATACACTCTCTGAGGATGGTCAAACCTGTATAACAAACTATGAAGTAACATCAACTATTGAAAAAATATTACCAACTGTACCTCAAGTAACCACAACAGCAGCAATTGCAGTGGTAGCAACGGCTGCAGCAGCTTCAACACCCATATTATTAAGGTTAATAAAGCCTTTAATAAAGCAAGCTACCAAGAGAATTAAAGCTTTACTAGGTAAAAAACAGGGAGAAAGATTTAAAGGATTGAAGAGAAAGAAAAAACTTATTTCGGAATCTCGTGTTGATGATTAGGAATAACACCATGAGGATTTGCCACAACAATATCTGCACAAATCTGGTATGCAGGACTATCAGGATGGAAAGTCACTCCCAATTTTTTCTGCTCGGCACAATGCTTCAATCTTGAAATCTCGAAGTCTAATCTCTTATTAGCAACCAACTGGGCATGATATTGATTCTGTATATCAGCAGCCTTTAAACAGCCCTCATTATGACGTTTATCTAGTGGTATGGATATTGTAGCTGAGATACCCCATCCAATATTATGATTAGATTTCTGACCTGTTCTAGTTGGTTTGTAATAGAGTATGGAACCTGGATTATCTAACACTCCATCATTATTGGTGTCACTGTTATCAAATATTGGATCCATATAATAATCTTCATATGGTTCTTTCCATGAGTCACTTAGAGTTACAAAAGGAGTGATGTTCAAGGTAGATCCCTGACACTGAACTCCGTTGCCATAAGTGTTGGTTATGTATGGACCTTGTAAAACCTGTATTGCCTGA